CCACGGAGCTTTCGCCGGTGATCTGGTTGTCGTCGGTAGCAGCACCGGCAAACAGCTCAATACCGGCAGCAGCCAACAAGTCCTTCTGCAAAACAGCTTCGGTCAGTTGCACAGCACCGTTCAGCAGTTCACGGGACAGGTGATCTTTCACGCCGTCGTCAGAGTCGAAGTCCAGGGATTCACGGGTGAACTCAGTGAAGAAACCGAACTTGTGCATCGAACCTTCACGTTGCAGACGGGTGAAACCGACGCGGTTCACACGGCCACCGTTTTCAGTCAGCGTGGGCAACTTGGAGGTGATCGTGCCAATGTCCTTGCTGGAACCGTACAGGTTGCCGTTGGCAATGGTCACACCGTTGGCGTCGATACCTTGGTCGTTCACGTTGCGCACATCCAGCAGAGGCACGTACTCAAACACCTTGATGGTCTTGCCGAAGTGTTTTGGCATGTTGATGACCGAAGCCATTGGCATGAAAAACTGTTCCTTGCGGGTTTCGATCAGGGACTTTTTGAGCCAGAAGAAGGTATTCATCTGGTCAGAGCCGGTGCCGTCGATACTCGACTTTGCACCGTCAATGGGAGCGTTGTAGTTCAACATTTGTTTTCCTTAAAGGCGACTTTTCATTTGCTTCAAAAAGGCGTCGTCATCCATACTCAATGGATTAACGGCAACCGATGACTTGCGTGGAGAAGTCCGCGATAGTGTAGCCGCAGCTACTTTCGCAGAATTCGCCACTGCTGGTTTGCTAACTGCTTCACGAACTGCCACAGGTGCAGCAGAAACAGCTGGCTTGTTAACAATGTCGGCAAAACCATTAGATTGCTGCAACTGATTGCCCACCAATTGGTAGGCTTCCAGAAACGAGACTTTCTGTCCGATTTTGCCCAGAGTGCGTTCACGCTCAATACCGTCAACGATTCGCTGATAAATACCAGATTCACGTTGTTGGTTGATCGTGGTCATCAACTCAGGGTTCGACCACAGCACCTCTTTAGAAGCTTGATCCCAGCGTGTGTTGATTTCTTTGAGGGTTTCTTTGCCTTCTGGATTAGAACCGAGGTCGTCCAGTACAGCGCGAAAAGCCACTTCATCATCCGTCACACGGTGATTGCCTTCTTGGTAAGCAGGCTCAGTGGACATATCAATGTCCATTGGGTCGATGCTGCTATCTTTCAAAAGCTTGCGAATGGCTTCCGGGTTCTTCTTCTGAATATCAATCAGAAAGGAGAGTTGCCCTTCATCCATCAAACCGTTGTTTTCCAGCATGGTCAGAATTTTCCGATGAGGCTGTAAGTCCTGCATCTTGCGGGTGTAGTTAGCACCCATCTGCATCAACTGCAATGCTTCTTCCGGTGTTTTAAGCTGAATGGTTTTCCCGTTCGCACGGAAGGGGGCCATCATCTTTTGATAGAAGTCCTCGTAGTTTGGAGGGGCAGCTTTATCTGAACCAATAACAGAATCAACCGGTGCTTTATCAGCAGGCGGGATTGTGTCAACACTGCCGGATTCCTTCTTGCCAGTCGGAGTATCGACAGTCGGTACAGTTTCGGTTTTGCCTTGCTCCGGGGTTACTTCACCTGTTGGCTCAGGCGCGGTATCCGTTAGCTTGGAGGCCCCATCCACTGGAGCATCAGATTCAACTTCGGTATCCGAAGCCAATTCAGATTCAGGTTCATCTGCCGATTCCACTTCGGGTTCAGCAGGTGGTGTTTGTTTTGTTGTTTCTTGGGAATCAACAGCAGGTGCTTCCATTTTCAGGAAGTCTTCATCAGACATTCCAAGGAAAGACATTATTCGCCGCCCTCAATACGAGCTTCTTCAATGCGTGCTTCTAAGTCAGAAATCTGACCAGCAGCACCATTGCCCATTTGAACCACAACGGACAGGTAGCGTTTCAGGTGACCCGACGCTTGTGCCATAGCCAAAGCATCTTGGCGAGACTCTGCGGACATGGAGGGGTCGGCAGAAGTGTGGGCGTAACGGGCACATTCCTGAACCATGAACTTGTCAAGAATCAACTTCTTGAAGTCTGGGTTGCTGTGGAGACGAACAGCTGCATCACGGAGAGCAGACAGCTCTTTGTACTGTTCAAGGTTGTATTCGAGGGCGGCGACTTCAGACATGCTGGTTGGTCCTGTTAGGTTGTTGAGGGTATTCTCAGTCGTTAAGTATATCGCTAATGCGGTTATACCCGACTGCTGCTTCTAGATCAGGGCGCTTCTCCCCTTCTTTAATCGCCTTAGTCATGGCTTTGGTAATCTCCAACGACTGATTACCACGTGCTTGTGCCTTTTGTTTGTCCACTTCACGGGCATGTTTAGTGCCAGATTCTTGTTCAACAAAGTCAAGATTAGCTTGGTCAACCATAGCCAAATCTTTCTGTGCACGTGCCTGGTTAAGAGCAACCTCAGATTGCAATACTGCCAGTTCTAGGCGCATCTTTTCCAACTCCATTTGCTTCATCTCTTCAGCAACTGGGTCAGGTTGGGGTTTCCATGTACGCAGGTTTTCGGCCAAAACAGGCATTTGCTTCAAGGCTGCAATTTCTGCCAGTATGGTCATGGTAATGCTTGGGTCCATATTGGGACCTAGCGTTTGAAGCATGAAACCCAAATCTTGTGCTTTGGCTTCATCAACTTCTGCTGTAGAAATATCCACAGTCAAATCAAAGTTACCCTTCAAGTCTTCACGTTTGACCGTGACAAACTTGCTGTTGGTAATTCGTACTACTTCCTTTTCAGAAAGGAATGCTGAGTTCATGGCAATGATCTTGTTGCCAATATCCACGATGCCAGAAACCAAACGGCGAAGAATAGACATTTCCCGCTTAGAAGCTGCATCCAGAACACCACGAATACCTGTGGCTACGTCACCATAGCTGGAACCAGAAAGACCACCCGAGAAGCTTTTAACACCAGTCAGTGCTTCTGCTTCTTGGTTCTGTAACTGGAGCATCAGCATTGCCGATTGGGGCAATTCGGGATACGTGTGGTCAATAACCCCTGCATTGGGAGTCAGGTTAGGGTTGAATTCATAATCCTCACCGTTATCAAAACGACGACGATTCAGCGGGTCAAGCATGCCCTTAGCAAAGCCCTGCTGACCATTGGCAGAACGCCCCATCGAATCAATCATGCCACGGCTTACAGCACCCAGAATAGCCTGGTTATCTTCCAGCATTTCCGCATCAGGCTCACCATAGACTTCCCGTTTTACCGGGAGATATGTAGTAACCACAACAGGCAGCTTCTCGTCTGGAAACGGGTTTTCTTCCATACGGATAACCGTATCACCGATCCAAGTAGCAACAAATGGAACAAGGTTGCCGTCACCCTCTACGTCGAAGAACCCCCAGTATTCGTAGGCCACAACCCGTTTACGAGCTGCGTCATTGAAACCAAAATCACTAGGCGTACTTGTCTGGTGATCTGAATCCGTCATTGGGGAGTTGCCTTCCCAATTAACGCGATCAAGATTGCGGTAACGACCTGTTTCCTTTTGCAACTCAGCACGGCTGGTTTCAAACGAGAAAATGACAAACATGGCTTTGGAAAAATCACCACCGCAAGACGGGTCAATATACACGTTGGCTGGATTCATCAGTTCCAGGTCTGGCCGGTTTTCAATGACCAGCTCTTCCGTTACCACACGTTCACCTACTTGAACGGCTGTAGTGGCTGTACCGCTTTCACGGTAGTAATCCACCGCTGCTTTTACAGCCGGGACAGTCTGTTCATCGTAAATGCGCGGATTACTTTCCGCCATTTCTAGAGCAGATTGGAGAATGGCTGCTTCTTCTTCTACGCGCATCTCGTAGTGTTCCCACACAGGAACCGTCTTCTTGATCGTCTTCGTATGGCGTTTCCAACCAACGCGAACAATGGACGTACCTTCATCAACCGTAGCACGTACGTACGAGTCGATGAAATTGACCTTATTCAGCTTGGTACGAAACTGGTGATTGATCACTAGCTCATTCTGCTTTGCAGCAAATTCATCTTCAAACGTAGCAGGAGATACGCTATATAGCTTCTTGGTTCCAAGGAAGGGTTCTGACAAAGCAGAGTAGCGCCATTCAGCTTGACGGCGTATAAGCTTAGGCTGTACAGCGGAACGACCCTTTACCTTTACAGGCTTGGCTTTACCTTTTACCTGCAACTGGTTTACCCAGTTGTCGATCTTCCCCTGCTGCATATCGTGCGCAGGTTTAGAACTCTCGAAATCCTGTTTCAGTATTTGCAGACTGGGCTCATTTGTCCAGCCGGTCATTTTGGATTGAGTGCCCACATGGGACGTTTGAAATGTTTGCATTTATTTACCCAGTTCTTCTACCAATAAGCGATCAGCTGTAATCTG